GACGCAGCTCGACTTTGCCAAACGTACCAAGGTAAACGCTCATTAGAGATCCAGCCCTTTAATCGCTCCGTTGTTCTGGAACTGAATATCAGCGGCAAAAATTTCACCAACGCTCATTGTTACTGTCAAACTTGTAATTAGAATTCTCATCTGAATGTAACGAATACTTGCGCCGTCATCCATGCTTAGCTTTAAATCTGAAAACAACTCATCCTCAGCTTTCGTACCATCCGAGTTCTTCTCGTTTCCTTGGTTAAGAGGAGCACCAGTCAATGGAGGCGCATTTCTTACCTTGGCTATTTTATTAATAAACGCAGAGCTGGAACTCGTGCTGTCTTTCGTTCCTGTTACATTTTGATAATACAAAATTCGACAGCTACCTGTCGTTGTTCTTTTGATTGGAATAATTGTTGTGTCTGTTGCACCTAGCGGTGTAACCTCTGCTGTTTGAACGTTGACCGTAAAGCTCCAATTTTGAACAGCAGCAATTTTATTTCCTTCAAGCTCTAATGACCCGTTAACTCCTGTGAAAAACGCCATTAGACGACCCCTATAAGACTTACTGTAACAGTGCTGATGCCGTTAGCCACCTGAGTAATGACAGGAGCACTTTCGTATCGGTACTTTGCTGTGTTGTCTGGGTTTTTCTTAATGGTTGAACCTGCACCATCCCAACCGTCCAAAACGCTATTTCCCGGATGAAAAGCATTAAACGCTTTAAACGTACCCTGCTTGTCGTCATAATGCGTTACGAACAACTCCGCGTCAGCATCTGAAATGTTGGCGTAAGTCAATGACAACTTCATCTCGGTACGGCTTGATCCGTACAGGATGCGAGTTTCGCTTCCGTTTTGAGCCCTATACGTTTTGACCGGATACGTCCCAGGGTCGAACGTCCTTGCCGTTGGCCTGAGTTCAGGGAAGTTCATTTAAACAGAAATTACCTTGTACTTGCCAGCCTCGTCAACAACGGCCAAAGCTAGCTCACTTATGTTAACGGTACTCGCCTCCGTCGTACATGGGTGTTCCGAGGCAACAATGTCCACAGTGCCCTCCTCAGAAAAAGTCAGTTGTTCTACAACATAAATATTTTCATTTACTTTGTCTGGAATATTAATTGTAAAAACTGCATTATGAAATTTGCTTTCTGAAACTTTGCCGCCGCTTACTGTCATTTTGCCTTCTTCCACGTCTGTGTCAGCATTGGTTTGATGATAAAGCACGTCATACTGGCCATCCTCTAAATCTGTAACACTTACAACATTGCCTGACCCGTCAATTGTTCCATTATTAGCACTGCTATAGGGACTCGACTCAGTAATGACCTTGATAAATGAGCCAGCCTTGATGTTCAAGCCAAAAACTGTTGTAGAAAATTTAATCGTATGCGTAACCAGCTTTCGCAAAGCCAAAAAGTAACGAGCCACTTTAATTGCGTGTTCTTCTGAAGTGCAGAACTGAGTAAGGTCAAACGTTTCTTGTGGGAGAGCTTGCATATCGTCCGGCTTTGCGCCTTTCTCGAAAACAATAACTGCTTTTTCTTCTGGAAATTGATTTGGCGTTTCGCCCCTATAACGAGCAATTGCAACAAATGGCCTGCGATCCTCTAGACGAAGATACTCAACACTAAAACTATCTTCAAGAATGTTGCCAGCCGTAAATAATTGACTGACTTCTATGCTGCCAGTGTTGATATTGCCGTTTGAGCTAAAAAACGGTATAGCTGGTAGCAAGCCAAACTTGCCATCAGTTATAATAAAATTGCATAAAAAATAAGGCGCAATATCTGTAATAAATTGCCTTAGGTTTGTCCTTTCTGTTATGACACCATTAAAGAACAGGTTTTGTTTTGCAACAAATTTAGCTGTTAATTTAAAGCTTTCTAAATCTATTAATGGCGCATTGCTAGATGTCATGTTCATCAAGCCCCCCGCACCAGCTATCTGGTCCGTCATAAGGTAAAACACCAGATCTGGGAGCAAGTGGCTGGGACCAAACTCTTTCTTAAAAAGTTCGCTGCTTGAGTCATCTTCGTAGGGGTTGTCTTCGTTGCTTTGCCAATCGGGGTGCAGGCGTTTAACTTTTAGTCCACTAGCCAGCCAGCAACGGAGTTGGTCTAGTTGCGAAAAAGCTCTACTAGCCTTTAAAGACAAGCCTGCGGTAGTTAGCTTTGAATACTTAGGCTCACGGTCAGGGGGATTAGGTAAAATTTCGTTTATATATACGACTTTGTGTTCAGGCTCTGCATTATTTGATTTTTCAATTAGTTGCCTGTAGAAACTTAAGTCTGCGTAACCATTGTTAAATTCAAAATTTTCTCCTTGGTAGTCAACTGTTGTTGGAGTCGTAATGACGCTTTCTACCTCATATTCAGCGCCTGCTCTACTATCTTTTATGCCGAATGGATTTTGCGCGGTTACATTCACAAAATCGTCGAAAGTGTCACCTACTTGCCATCCGTTGTCTGTATTATCCAGCCTTTCAGCGACTTGGGTCACGCTATAGCCAAATTTTTCTCCAGTAGGGTGGCTCTGGAGTCGCACTACTCTTGCTCTTAAAGCAAATTCTATTTGCTTGCCGCCCTTGGTCTTGTTGATAACTTTTGCTTTGACCTTTTCAAGGTCAGATTCTACGGCGCGGCCAAACGTTTCAAACAAATACGCTTGCTCTTCGTCTCCACCTTGAATCAAAGTAGTTTCAGTGACTTTGAACTTATAACCCGAACCACGCAAGACACCATCGCTGATGTCAGGGTTGTTGCGCTTAAAAGGATTTCGGTCTCCATAGTCTGCGGTTACTGGCCTAGGGATTCCTGCTGCGTCAACAGAATTTGTCTTGTTTTTACCCCTGCGTATTTCAAACTCATGATTTAGAGGAAATCCTGGAGAACTGTCTATGACAGTGCATGAAACAAATACCCAAGATTTCTTTTGGCCGTTTTCTTTCCTGGCGTAGTTGTTTTTGTTTAAATCATCTTTTCTCCAGTTCCAGCGAAGCTTGATAAAATCTTTTTCGTTGTTGTAGTAGTCGGTGGTTTCTGTTGTCTTTCTATTAGGGCCTGCCTCGTCAGCGTCCCCAGCCAATGCAAAGGTAAAGGCGTCTGACGCTCCAGCACCTGTACTTGGCGTGGATACAAGCCCAATTTTTTTAATGCTCTGCGCTTTAAACGAGCCCTTGTTTTGGTCTTGCGGCAAGTATTTTTTAAGTACTAAATTGTCTGGCTTGTCTATATCGCCGTCAATATTAATTTTTTTTGCCCCCCTACCTAATTCAGTATTATCTCTAAAAAACTTTTTATCTACAATGATACCAGAGCATTTTACTGTTAAAAGTCCTATTCCAGGAACCTGCGTACTTTCACCTTTCTCACTCCCACCTTCAGCGGTTGATCTTAAATAAACAAAAGTTTGTTCTGCGTCTAAACTTCTGAGTTCGCTGCCAGGTACAGGAATTATTTTGAACTCAAGTTCATCATAATTATCCTTGCTTGGAGCAATTATTCGAATATAATTGTATTGAGCGACTGGTTTGTTGCCAATAACAACAAAATATTCGTTAAAAAATACAAAGTCCGTCGTGGTGTTTGCTTTTCTTACAGCGATACGAAAAGCGGAAGCTCTTGGAATAAAAACGTTAACTGTTCCAGTTGTGACTGTCGTCTTATCTTTGCCAAACTCTTTAATTTCGGCTGGTGTTGGCAATCCATTGATAGCCGTCAATCCATTTAAACGCTGAAAAACTGTGCTTTTAATCCCAATCTCTGTAACAACTGCTGGTCGGTTGTTTCTGATGGAAGCAACTGAAATTTTTGTTAGCGGATAATATTGCGGGCCTACTCCTCGCTTATCATCAATATATATTGCAGGGTGGACAACCCGATGCTTGCTTACAATACCGACTATCTTTGATGCAGACGTTGAAGTATCAATACACTCTAAAGTAATGAATTGAGAGCCTTCTCCGGTGCGAAAGACTCCTTCTCTTGATCCATTCGTTCTCCTGTTGATAACCTTCCAAAGCGTTCCAGCGATAGCAAATACTTCTCCTTTCTGCATTTGCTCGTAAGCTGCAAGTTGGGACTCAAAAACGAGGCTGTTTATGTCGCTTACACTTACAGCCGCTGCAGAAATTTTGTAAACCTCCTCGGGAATTTTTGTGTCACTAATAAGAAATACAGCCGTATCTCCCTTGCTAACACTAACCTGGCGCCTATAGTCATCGCCATTTGTTGTGATTACTGTGTTGCCTCTCTTAACGCTAATTAGACCCATCCTTGGGCTGTACTGACGGCCAGTTCCTGATTGGTGCTGTCTATAAAGATCTCCACTAACAAACGCAGCTTTGTTGTAGGAAGAGCCAGGGCTTTCCCCTTCTTCTGCATCTCTTTTACGAGCTTCGTTTTCGTCGCCAACAATTTTTACTCGTTGCATCACCTTTGCTCTTTGGCTTTTCTTTGTTTCAGAAGCATCAGTGCCGTCTTGGCTTTTGTTTTTTCCGATGGGAATGACTTGATAATTTATTTTTATCCCATTGCCGTTTGCTATTGGCGCATACGCTCCAAACTCAGCTGAATTTACAGGCGAATATGCGTGACAAAAAGGCTTAGATTGCTCTGCATCATTTGTTGGGGCTAAAAATACGTCTTCTGTTCTTACGTCACCGGTAGCAAGTCCTACTCCTGGGTTGCCACTGTCTGGGGTGCCATGAGTGCCGTACTTAAGGTCTGCACCTTTAATTCTTGGCCCTGCTGGAGTGGTAGTAGCCGCTCTCCAATAAAATGCAAATCCGTCTTCATGGATAGGATCAAGTGCATTGTTTCCAAGCATAATTCCTTCAATTGCTGGCGGCTTAATACCGTCGCCAACTCCATCGTCAACACCCTGCTCACCTACAACAAACATCAATAAAGCTGATTGCTGCGTTCCATAACTAAACATCCGCGACCAAACAAGCTTTGGTGTTACGAAAATGCCGCCAACTTCTCCTCGTCCTTGCCCTTGATATAAACCAAAAATGATTGGGATTGGTGAGGCATAATCAGCCAGCTCATTTAATGTCTCAAACCCACGAGATGGAATAAATCTGCTTGGTCCGGTGATGCTGCCAGTATCGAAAGAAGAGCCTCTCGAAGCCGAAGGCATCTT